GGAATTTCATAACCTAAATTAAGAAGAGCAAGACAACCTAATCCAATAAAAATTTTTGAGACCTCTCCTGGATTTAAAGTAGCATCAATTCCTGCATCTACAAAAACTATAAGAGGATAACTAAGACCAAAAACAACCAAAAGACTAGCAAGACGTTTGAGCATGAAAAAGTTTTTCTGACTCATCAAATCATAGACGATAAAACTCAAAAAACTCAAAGAAGGTGACAGTTCTTAAAGTGGCTCATGTAATTCTAAACCAATAAATTCTTTCTTAAAGTTTTCAAAACCAAGATTGTTAATAGTAACAAAAACCAATAAAATTCTATAAACTTCATTGATTTTCTAAACGCTTCACTGCAGACGCTAAATGATGATTATCACCACTTAGTCTTAATTCCGCTCCACGCCCGTAATCGACATACTCTGCCGATGAAAGTTCTTCAGATTTTAATTGCCTCCAACCTTCCTTAAGGATATTTAAGGCAGCATTAAAATCTCTATCGTGTTGAGTACCACAAACTGAACAAGTCCATTCTCTAACACTTAAAGACATTTTATCCACTTTATGACCACAAGAACTACAAGTCTTACTAGAAGGAAAGAAGCGGTTAATTCTAACCAACATCTTACCATACCAGTTACATTTATAATCCAACATAGAAACAAAGGAAGCCCAAGAAGCATCAGAAATAGATTTAGCCAACTTATGGTTTTTTAACATTCCAGATACATTAAGGTCTTCGACAACTATCAAATCAAATGTTTTAACTAAAGATGAAGTCATGTTGTGTAAAAAGTAGTTTCTTGAATTGGCGATGAACTCATGTACTTTGGCAACCTTAATTCGTTGCTTATTATACCGAGTGCTACCTTTAATCTTTCGACTTAAATGTTTCTGGGCTTTTTTAAGTTTAGATTGGTTATCTCTAAACCATTTTGGATTGTTAATAACTTGTCCATTACTTAAAATGAACAAGTCCTTTAAACCCAAATCTATACCTACTACCTTTCCGGTTGAGGGTATAGGATTGAGTTTTTGTTTAACCAAAATTGAGACAAAGTATTTTCCTGTAGGTGTTTTAGAAACAGTAATGCTTCTAAAATCAGCATCTTCTGGAATTAATCGGTCAATAGAAACCTTAATCCAACCAATTTTCTCAAGTCTAATTAATGATTTCTCTTGGTCTAGTTTAAATTTTTGGTTAGGAAGTCTAAAGGATTGTCTATTAGATTTTTTCTTAAATTGTGGTCTCCCTAATTTAACTTTTCTTTTTTTATTAAAGAACTGTTTCTTAAACTCAACAAAATCCCTTGTTTTTTGTTGGAGTGTAGAGGCTGAAACTTCATTAAGAAACTCAAACTCAGGAGTATCTTTAAGTGTTTTATCGCTAATCATTTCCTTAGAGGAATTGTTGAAGTTTTCAACTAATTTGTTCCAAACAAATCTACAACAACCAAAAGTTTTGGATAACAAAATCTCTTGGTCTTTTGAAGGATAAATTCTATACTTGTAGGATTTTAGTTGCATTTTAGTGATTCTATCAGTTCTTCAGTTTTTCTCTTTGACCTTCTTTTTCCATAAATTCTCGCACAGAAAGAAGTAATTACCGAAACAAAATCTTCAATTAAATTTTCCTCATTATCATCAGACAAATTAACGACTTCAATCTCTATGTTCTTTGTTTTTAGAAGAGTTTTAATGTAATTGAACCCAAATCTAGTTAATCGGTCTTTATGTTCTACAACAAGTTTAGTGAAATTACTTTCCTCCAATAGCTTATTTAATTTTGGTCTATTATCATTAAGACCACTTCCAAATTCACAAATCACTTTAGAGACTTTATAACCTTTAGCACAACAAAATTCCTCAAGCCTTTTCCTTTGAGACTCTAAATTTGTTTTGTTTTCTGTAGAGGAAACCCTACAATAGATTACAACAGATTCTTCAGATTTTTCTTTAATCCCCATAAACTTATTGTAGGTTTCTAAATCTACATAATTCAATGAACCAATCTTTATGAACTCTAACAAACCTTTATTTTTCCAATTCCATAAAGTCATTTTTGTCACTTTAAGGTCTTTAGCAAACTTGGATAATTTAATCATAAAATTTTTACTGGTTTTATATTGTTATTTAGTAAGTTTCTTATCTGTATATAATACCTCAAGAAACATTTGAAAGAATGTTAAGGGTTGTTGATGGTCTTCGAGTATTTTATGCATTCCGATGAGTTCGTCTGTTGCCAAACAATCAGCCGAAGATTTTGTAACATCATAAGCCGCCACACCTGCATCCCCAGCATAATCATCACCAACAACTTCTTTAGAAGCAACCCAAGCTAAAGCTCTTGCTTTATCCCATTCTGAGTAGTTTTTATTACGAAAAGTTAAAAAACGTTCCCTAACAACTCTCCATTGCTCTTCAGATAAATCGTCAAGAATCAACCAAAAGTTCAGAACTGCCTCAAAGTTTTCTCCAAGAAACTCTTCAGGGTTTGTAAGAACTCTTGGGTTGTTTAAACGCTCTGAAAAGTGTTTGTGGATTTTAGAGATGGGGTTCATACGTCATCCTCATCTCTAAAACCGATAAAAACTGGATGTCTAGGGAGTTCTTTAACTCCATGTTGGAAGAATTTATATTTAACAAGTTTACCAATGTATTTCTCTTTATTATTCCACAACTCTTGACACAATTCGTCATTTAGTCCTGACCCAATGGCAATAATTTTACCTTCACTATCTTTTGCAATAATTTTTCCAGCAGTTTGAGCGGCAATCATTCCTTCAATAGAAGAAGACCTTTTAATGTTTCCAAAAGCGTCTAATTGAGCTTCGTTATTATTGCGCATCTTTTCTTCAATGTCAATAATAACAGCTTCAGCGTCTTCAAATCTTTTAACTTTAAGAAGAATGTTCTCTTTAACACTAGACCTTCCAAATTTATAAGTCCCAAATGGGTCTCTAACCATCATTCCTTCAAATCCATTTTGGAGAAATGATTCTTCAACTTCATTCATCTCTTCTTGAGTTTTTACAGTAGTTCCTGAAAGAATTGTATGAGGAACAATCTCTGGAATGTCCGGCATGTTTAAAATTCTTAAGTAATAAGGAAGAATCTCATCTTCTTCAGTAAACAGATAATCAAAAATCCAAACATGGAATTTAGGTTCTCCTTCATATCTCATTACAGCAGATGTAGTTGTCTGAAAGGTTTCTCCTGAGGTTAATTCACCATCAATCCCATCTGGTAAGTTCTCTGAAAGAATTCTCTGAATGTAACGGTTTCTAATGGGTTTGAATGTTCTTGAAAGAGCTACTCCATCAACCATCACAAATCTTATTCCGTCAATCTTTGGAGTTACAATGTAAGGAAACTTAGCTTTCTCTGGGTCAAAATTAGAGGCTAATAGTGGCTTTTTAATTTTAGGCATGATGATTATTTAAAAGAACCAAGAGAATAAGAGTTTTTCTGAACAAGTTTAAGAACTTCTAAGGCATCATTAAGACTTGAAAAATATAGAATGTTTCTCTTATACTTTGGTTGAGTAAAATCAAGTGTTATAAAATTAAAATAAGGGCTAGGACCTTTGACTACCCCAAAATCTGGGAAATAACCAACTTCACCATTAAGAAGAGGAATTTCAATAACTCTATAATTTTCATCAAGATATAGATGACATTTTTTAATTTTATGAAGTGTAGCAGAATCTTTGTCAAATTTTTCAATTAACTTATTTTCTGAATAATCGTCTAGGTTAATCTTTGACCATCCATCACCATGTCTACTACGTTCGAGGAAGTTACCTTCAATAAGACTTAAAAATCTTTCACAGTCTTCCTTTATCCTAAAAGATAGAACTCTCGAATAATCTTGTTCAGGATAACCATTACCAATTTTAAAGGTATGCCATTGATTCCAATAATCTTTAAATTTTGGAATAAAATATTCAAGATTAATAGATGAACATCTGAGAATTTTATGTTCAATAAATGAAACCTCGATGAAAGAGTTTGGGTTGAGTCTATGAATGATGGACATTAGAATGAAAAAGTTGATTCAGAAAGTTCAGTGTAAAAGTCTAAGACAGCTGAATAATTCTATTCCTTTTACGATGGGACCAGAGAGCCATAACGAAGATTTTGAGAGCCTCCATACCGTAACACGTCCTTTTGAATTTGTCAAGTACCCTTAAGGGACTGTCAGGAAACCATGACTTAGTATTTCTACCTATTGACAAGTTCATCAAAATCCATTACGCTTCGCTTTGTCAAAAGTGAAAAACACTTGAAGTCCTTAAGTAACTTAAAGGTTCTTAAATAACTTAAATACTCTTAAGGTTCTTAAGGTTCTTAAAGACCTTAAATAATCTTAAGTAACTTAAGTAAATTAAATACTTCAAACCATTATGAATGAAATTTTAAAACAAAGAGCTTTCATTCTTAGTTCATTTACAAGAATGAAAATGACAATTACAACAAGCATTTATGAATTTACTGATGAAACAATTAAGAAAGGCTGGTCTCCAAGACTAGATGATTTGAATAAAGTAGACGAAGAAATTTTAGAACAATATCTTCTGTTTATGAAAAATAAATAGAGTGAACGCTCTTTCAGACAATAAATGACTAATTCTTGTTCACCTATTGATAATAGAAATTTTCTTTCACCTAATCAGTTTAGATTAACTATAGAAAGAGCACCTAAGGTTTCTTTTTTCTCTAACAGTGGAAATATTCCTGCATTAACTCTAGGAATTGCAAGACACCCAAACTACTTAAAGAATATAGACCAACCTGGAGATATGATTCAGTTTCAAGACTTCATCTTTAAGTTTCTTGTTGATGAAGACTTAACAAATTACATGGAAATTCAAAACTGGATTAGAGGACTTGGATTTCCCTTTAGTTTACAACAAATCTATAATCTACAACTGAGTAGACCAGATTTAAAGACTAATGTAACTGAACCAATGGATATTTACTCTGATGGAAATCTTATTATTCTTTCGAGTGATAATAAAACCAATTGTATCGTAAGATTTTATGACTTATTTCCTTATGATTTGTCTTCATTGCTCTTTGATGCAACCAATCCAGATTCTCAATACTTTACTGCTGAAGTAAAAATGAAATATACATACTATGACATAAGAAATGAAAAAGGTGAACTTATATGAAGATTCTTGACATTCAAACAATTCAAGAAATGTGGAAAGAAGATGCAAAAATTGATATTGATGACCTTCATAACGAATCAGTAAAAATTCCAGAACTACATTCAAAATACTACGAGATTTATTCAAATCTTTTACTTCTCAGAAAAAAGTGTGAAGAAGATAAAAAACAAATCAGACATAAGCGTTACGAATATTATACAGGAAAAGCGGAGCCTGATGTTTACATCAGTAATCCACTAGATAAGAAAGTCAGAGATAAAGAACATCTTCAGAGCTGTCTTAATTCAGATGAAGAAATCTCTAAAATCAATATTAAAATTGAGATTTATGATGTAACACTTAACTTTGTTCAAGACATCATTAAGATGTTACATAATCGTTCATTTCAAATTAGAAATAGTATAGAAGCAATAAGACTACTTGGAGAGTCACACTAAATAAACACAAATATTGAGTGTTTATTCATGGCTGATGTAGTGATTGCTAAAAAGAATGAGGTTCACATTAAGTTAAAATGTGAACCTCATATTTTGTATGAACTTCACCCTTACTTTACGTTTGAAGTAAGTAGTGCAAAGTTTATGAAGAAACACCGTAAAGGATGGAATGGTCAAGTAACTCTCTTAAGTGTTGCAACTGGTGAAGTTTATGCAGGACTTCTTGATAGAGTTGTTGCAAAACTTAAGGCACTCAATTATTCTTATGAGTTTGAGTATAATAAGTATTATGGATGTCCATTTGAAGTCAATGAAAATATAACTCGTGAAGGAGTTGAGGCCTTTATGAAAGCCTCCTGTAAGAGTTTAAGTCCTTATGACTATCAAATCAATGCAGTCTATGAGTGTTTAAGGTATAATAGAAAGACTATTGTTTCAGCAACATCTTCAGGAAAGAGTTACATCATTTATTGTTTGATTCGGTATCATCTTCTTAAGAATAGAAAATGTCTACTCATCTTTCCTTCAACAAGTCTAGTTAGACAGATGTATTCTGACTGGAAGTCTTATGGTTGGAATCCTGAAGACCATTGTTATTTGATTTATGATGGAGCTGAAAAGAGAAACGATAAAGAAATCACTCTTTCAACATGGCAAGCCTTAAATAATTGTCATAAGTCTTTCTTTGAAGACTTTGATTGTGTCATTGTTGATGAATGTCATGGATGTAAAGCTACAAGTCTTACATCTATTATGAAGCACTGTCATCAAGCCAAATATCGTTATGGTTTTACGGGAACTTTAACAAATGGTGGTGAAGACTCTAAAACACACGAGTGGGTCATTTCAGGCCTCTTCGGGCCGCCCTACAAGGCCGTAGGGACGCGAGAATTGATTGATAAGGGAAGAGCCTCTCAATTGGATATTCAGTGTCTTGTCTTAAAACACACTCCAAAATACTTTGAGACCTATCAAGACGAGATTACATATCTTATTGAGAATGAGAGACGAAATAACTTCATTAAAAATCTAGCTCTTAGTCTTAATGACAATACTATAGTCTTTTTTGAAAGAGTAGAGACTCATGGAGCTATTCTTTATGACCTCATAAATAAAGATAAGAAAGACCAAAAGGTTTTCTTTGTTCATGGAGGTGTTAATACTGATGAACGTGAAGAAATAAGAAGCATTGTAGAAAGAGAAAATAGAGCAATTATTGTTGCCTCTTATGGAGTTTTCAGTACAGGTGTTTCTATTAAGAATCTTCATAATGAAATCTTTGCTTCACCTTTTAAGTCACGTATTCGTAATATGCAGACTATTGGAAGAACTTTAAGACTTAATAACAATAAAAAGATTGCAAAGGTTTATGATATTGCGGATGATATTACTTTTAATGGAAGACCTAATTATACTTTAAAGCATTTTATGGTAAGAGTTAAAAACTATAATGAAGAAGAATTTGACTACGATATTAAAACAATCAAATTAGGAGATTAAAATTGGAAGAGGAATTTTATGCTGTTGTAAAATTAAAGAATGGAGAAGAGTTCTTTTCTCAAGTGTGTCCAACAGAAGAAGATGATAAAGAGATTGTTATTTTATATTATCCCATCACCATTACACCAATTAGAAATAGAAAAGGGTTCAATTATGTTGTTGAACCCTGGATAAAGATTGGTAGTGAAAGTCTTTTTGTTATTAATAAGGAAGATATTCTTACAATGACTGAACTGAATGATTCTGAACTCATTCAAATGCACAATAAATATACAGACACAAGAGAGGAAAGTAAAAAATATCTTGAGACTCTTAATTCTTCAATGGGTCTTATTGGAACAGTTTCTGAAACAAAGAAGACTTTAGAAAGAATCTTTAGAAACTCTTGAAGTCTTTAAGAACCTTAAGAGTATTTAAGAATCTTTAAGTTACTTAAGGACTTCAAGAGTTTTTCACTTTTGACAAAGCGAAGCGTAATGGATTTCAATGAACTTGTCAATAGGTACAAATACTAAGTCAGGGAATGCTGACAATCTCTTAAGGGTACTTGACAAATTTAAAAGGACGTGTTAGTGTCTTTTGGAGAGCAAAAATAAAACCCAAATGAATGAATATTCAGATGATAGTTTGTTGTTGAGAGAACTTTCCACATTAAGAAAAGAAGGAATGGAGCTACGTGAAGAAAAGTCGAGATTAAAAGAAGAAAAAATGAGACTAAAAGAGTTAGAAATGAATGAAGTTATTATTGAACCCACCCCGGTTTCTAATCAACCCTGGAAAAATTCACAATGGCTTGATGAAAACGGTAAATGTTGGATGGGACATCCAGGAGACGGAAATGAATATATTCCCTCATGGAGATATTGTTGCCCGGAAGATGCACCTAATCAAATATATTCTCTACCTTATTGGTATATTCCTCTACCTAAGGGTACTTGACAAATTTAAAAGGACGTGTTAGTGTCTTTTGGAGAGCAAAAAGAGACTAACATGTCTTTCTATGTTAAGACAATTATTAAAACCGATAAACCAAATAATTGAAGACCTTAATAATATAGATAAAAATCTTGAATTCTCTTTAGAAGAATATATAAGAGAAATAAAAATGTTTAGAGAGCGAAGAGATGATAACTACATCTGTAATGAAGAAAAAAAAGAGGACAGTTCATTATGTAAATAATACTGACTTCTATAATGCCTTAATCGAGTATAAAAATTCTGTAGAGGAAGCCGTCAATAATAACAAGCCAAAACCAAGAATCCCAGAATATATTGGAAAGTGCTTTTTAGAGATTGCAAATCATTTGAGCTATAATACGAAGTTTGTAAATTACTCTTATAAAGATGCAATGATTTCTGATGCTTATACTGACTGTGTTAAATACGTCTTGAATTTTAATCCAACGTATAAAGGTGGTAAGACTCTTAAGAACCCATTCTCTTATTTTACACAAATCTGTTTCTGGGCATTTGTAAGACGAATCAAACAAGAGAAAAAGAACATGGAACTTTATGATAAGCTACTTGAAAAATGTGATTTTGATGAAGTGTTTTTTGAAGATTGTGCCGAGGGAGATTTTACAAATTATTCTGATTACAATACGATTAAAGATTCGATTCATTCAAGAATGAGATGGTAAATGAAAATTGCAATCATAACTGACCAACACTTCGGATTCAAAAGACAATCGACAGTCTTTCATGATTATTTCTTAAAGTTCTACAACAATGTTTTCTTTCCCTACATCAAAGAAAACAACATTACAACAATCGTTGATATGGGTGATACATTTGATAGTAGAAAGACTTTAGACCTTACAACAATCGAATGGGCTAAAAGAAACTACTATGATGAACTAGAAAAAATGAATGTTCTTGTTCATACAATTGTTGGTAATCACACCTCTTATTATCGCAATACAAATCGAATCAACACTCCTGAACTGATTTTAGAGCAATATTCAAATGTTAGGACATATTCGTCACCTACTGAAATTGATTTGAATGGTCTTTCAGTTTTATTGATTCCCTGGATGAATCAGGAGAACGAAAAAGAGACTTTGGACTTTATTCAAAAGACAGAAGCTCCTGTTGCCATGGGTCATCTTGAACTCAACGGTTTCTATGTCAATCGTGGAGCTACAATGGAAGGAAGATATGACCCAGATATTTTCTCAAAGTTTAAAAAAGTGTTCACGGGTCATTTTCATACTCGTTCGGATAATGGAATTGTCTACTATACTGGAAATCCATATGAAATGTTCTTTAATGACTCTAAAGACTTAAGAGGATTTACAGTATTTGATATAGAAACACTTGAACACACTTATGTCAATAATTCTTACAGTATGTTTGACTATGTTTATTATGAGGACACTGATATTGATTCATTCAATTTTGAGTCTTACTCTGGAAAAATAATTAAAGTCATCATCCGAAAGAAAACTGATATTGAAGCCTTCGATGAATTTATTGAGCAGTTTTATCAAAATGGTGTTTCAGACCTTAAGATTATTGAGAACTATTCAATACCATCAGAGAATGAAGATTTTGATGAAAGTTTAGAAAATGAAGATACTTTTAGTCTTATACAAAGATATGTTGACGAAAGTGAAGTCAATTTAAATAAGGATAAACTTAAATTGATTCTTACTGAGATACATAAAGCT